ATGGAAATCAAACATGTGATCATCGTTTTTACCGTTGCCGGCTTATTTGCCCTTTTTGGCAGCATCATGAAGGCTCAGGACAACATGCGCCGCAAACGCCACTATCATCAGTTTAAAAAGACGCAAAATGAGAAAGCTGCTTTGCTTGATCGGCCTGCATAGCTGGACCGATGTACGCCGATACTTCAGGCGCTGCGCCTATTGCCCACACAAAGAAATGAGAGTACCATATAGTATGAAGTGGTTTAAAATATAACTGCTATGCCTAAAATCACCGCCAACCACGAAATTGATATCACGCCTGAGCGCTTTTTAAAAGCGTGTACAGATATGGAACTGTTTGAGCTTGACCTGCTATTGCAAAGCCCTCGCTTTGCTAATCGCATCAGCAAGCTAACAAACGACCTTAAGCAGGAAAACGCTGAGTCGCCTGCATTACCCTCGCCTAATAACTAAAACTATATAAACCCGCTAAATGCAATCTAACAACTACATCGAGGCCCAGGATATTTTGAACGCTACAAATGGCGGCCTTGATATCATCCTTGAGCTGTATCCGCAAGCTCTCGGAAGCGACACCGATAGGCGCCGCAAATTCAAACTGAGGGATGACGAAAAAACAGCCTCGGCCAGCCTCAAAAAAGCTGATGATGGCAACTGGCTCGTTACCGACTTCGGCGGTGATCAGCAGCCGCGTAACGCCGTCCAGTGCTACATGCTCGAGCGCAACCTGGACTACGTGGCCACGCTGAAAGAACTTGCCGCAAAGTTTAACCTTACAACAGATCGCCCTGCTTCAGCAATCACCGCGACCTACAGCGAAGCGCCGGCCGGCCCGGATGATGCTGAGGGTACCTGGAGTTGGGACGTTCGAAAAGAGTTCACGGACGTAGACATTGAAACCATTGTCAGCAAGAAAGTACTTGATCACGTTGGCTGGACAATCAAACCGCCGGCTGACAAATCAAAAGCCGAGCTTAACAAAGAAGCCTACGCAAAGATTCGCGGTGCGTTTAACCGGTACCGGTGGCATTCCCTGGTAAGCTATTCTATTGTAAAGAACCGCAAGAAGATGACGTTCTCAGCCACTGATCAGTATCCCATCTATCTGATCGACGAAGGAAGCCACCAAAAGCTTTATCAGCCAAAGCATCCCGATAAAGGCAAGCGCTTCCTTTACATGGGTACCAAGCCTAAAGACTTTATTCACGGCTATGAGCAGCTAAATGATGAGTACAAAAAAAAGAAAGCCGCAATCGAGGCCCAGAAAAATGAAGCGGCTGAAGACGAAGATCGCACCGGCGAAAAGAAAGAGAAATCAGGCAAGAATGATCCCAAACACGACGAGATCATTATCTGCTCAGGCGGATCTGATGCCATAAACGTCGCGTTGCTCGGCTACAAGGTGATTTGGCTTAACAGTGAAACCGCAGGCCTGCCGCAATACCGGTACGATAAGCTGATGATCATCTGCAAAAAGCTTTACCAGTTGCCGGATATCGACAACACCGGCAAACGAGCAGCGCACGAGCTCGCCATGAAATATCTCGACCTATACACGATCGAGCTGCCTGAAGAGCTAAAGAAGCACCGCGACGCGCGTGGGAACCCTTGCAAGGATGTGCGCGACTACCTTAATCACTACGACTATAAAGGCTTTAAAAAGCAGTTCGATTCGGCATTGCCATACCGGTTCTGGGAGCGCAAAGCCCGGTATATTGGCAGAGGTGATGACCGCGTGCTTGCCGGTTGGGATTATGATTTCGACAACGTTCAGGCATACAACTTCCTTGCTAAAAATGGCTTTGGCCGGTTACGTGTCGGCGATAAAACATCCGATTATATATACATCCGGAAACAAGGCAACGTGGTTACCGAGGTTGATTCGAACGATGTGAAAAACTTTGTTCACGGCTTCCTGCGGGAACGGATGCACGATAAAGATCTGCGTAACGCTATGTACCGTACCACGCAGCTCAGCGAGGGTTCGCTGAGCAATATGGATGTGATGGACATAGATTTTTGTGACAACACCCGCGAATCGCAGTTTGTATTCTTTTCAAATATTACTGCCGAAGTAAGCGCAGCGCAAATTAAGCTACACAAACCAGGAGAGATTGACCGCTTCATTTGGGCGGAGTACCGCTTGCCTAACCGCCTGGAAACAAATGAAAAGCCGCCGTTCACCATCACGCGGGACGAGTTGGGCGAATATGATATCGAGATCCACGATAAGAACTGCTTTTTTTTAAAGTACCTGGTACAAACCAGCCGCGTACATTGGCGTAAGGAACTTGAAGAGCGCCTGGCGCCAGCTGAGGCTGAAGAGTACAAAAAGAAACATCATATCGATATCGCCGGGCCAAACCTTTTGCCCGAAGAAATTGAAGAGCAAAAGCAGCACCTGATCAATAAAATATTTGCCATTGGCTTTCTGATGCACCGTCACCGGATTCGTGAAAAAGGATGGTTTGTGTGGGCTATGGATAACAAGATCAATGAAGACGGTAAAAGCCACGGCGGTTCAGGTAAGTCTATATTGTTCGATGTGGTGATGCGGGCCATGCTGCCAAAGAACTTTTACATCAAAGGCCGGAACCCGAAGATCAATGAAGACGCGCACATTTACGAGGGTGTTACAGAGCATCATCAGTACATCCTGATTGATGACGCTTACGAGTTTTTTAAGATCGAGAACTTTTATACCGACTTCACCGGTGATATCAAGGTTAACCCGAAAGGTAAAAAGCAGTACACCATACCGTTTAAGAACGCTCCGAAATTCGCTATCACCAGTAACTATACCCCGCGCGATATCAGCCCGAGTGCTAACCGCCGGATGATCTATACCGCTTTTAGTGATTATTTCCACGATAAGGGCGAGAACGATGATTACAACGAACAGCGCGATCCAAAGAACGACCTGGGCGTATCATTCTTTGATGACTTCGATCCGTCAGACTGGAGCCGCATGTATAACACCATACTGCACTGCCTGCATTTTTACCTTGGTGTGCCTGAGAAGATCAAGCCGGCAATGGAGAACGTCAACAAACGGCAGCTGCTTACGGTGATGGGTAACCTGCACGATTGGGCGCTGGTGTATTTCAGCGAAGAGAGCGGGCGCCTTGATACATTCTTTGTACGTGAAGTAGCCTATACCGATTACATACGCTACAACGGCAGCAAAGTATCCGCTCAAAACTTCCTGGGCAAAATGAAGGCGTTTTGCCGTTACTACGGCTATGTATTAAATCCGAAAGAATTCCAGGATAAAAAAGGCAAGATCATTAAAAAGGTCGAGGTGAAAACCTACAACTCAAAAACCGAAGCCTGGGAAGCTGTGCCCGGTGTGCCTAAAGAAGCTAAAGAGGTATTTTATATACAAACCAAGGATGAGCTTGATCCGCAGCCACCGCAAACGGATGAGAAGCTGCCCTGGTAAAAATAAACCACCCCGGCGCTGATTCCGGGATGGCTCAATAAGTAATAAATAGAAATCAAACAAAAGTAAAGATCATGGACAACATCAGAGAAAAAATTTTATCCGATGCAAAATTCAACACCGAAAATGCCGCCGCCGGCTATCCGTTAATTGACGAAACCACCGACGAAATAGGTCAGCGCTGGACGCGCCTCGAAAGCTTCGGCGACCTGGTGAGTATGACAGACGTCATGCACCCGGTGTACGTCGATATTTTAAACGACGCTGCAGACAAGCAACGTGTCGCGAGGGATATTGCCGACGGTGTAACGTTTGCATTTTGGTTTGACGCTAATGGTAAATTGTTATGGGAACGATAAAAACCTACACAATTAATCACGGCCCAACCTGGTGGGAGTGCCAAGTGGCCATTGATCACAGTTTCATTGTAAAAGTGCCTGTACCGGAAAGCGATCAGCCCGAAGACTGGACAATGGAAAAAACAATGCGTGAAATGATAATGCATTGGACTGGAGGCGCCGGTTGGTTGAAAGAAAACGACGGTGATATCACGAAAACATTTCTTCAACAGCTTGCAGCAGAAATACAGCAGATACAATGCGAAAATAATTATACCCTGGAAGGTGTAATAGAAGAGTTTGTCAACCGTGAAGGCTGGTGGCCAATGGATGGCAGCTGCGGCGTACAAATACTGGAAGTAGAAGATTTTGAATTTTTAATGAACGAGTACGAGGTAATGGAGGAACAGCAATTATGAAAAAGCTTAAGAAAACCACACATAAGCCGGTACCGGTACCGCATAATGCACCGCTATGGCAGGACTGGTACGGCTTGTTTAAAGAGTTTTTCACCGAAAATCCTGATAACCTGGTTACCTACGTACCCGACGCGAAGTCGCTTGTCTGCAACCTTGAGGCACGCTTCAAAGGCAACTACGATGTCTATGAGATACAAAAGAAGCTTGATGCCTGCTATAAAAAGGTAAAGGACAAAGGTTACGAATTTTTAAGGTCGGATTTTATTAAGGAGGTTGAACCATGACAGCAGACGAAATAAAAAATTTCTTTTCAGGCATTGACCTTAAAGTTTCAGTGACTGAAATGGCAGGCGACAGCAACCTGCACACCATCGAATACCAGGAAGGCCGCATGCCGGCGCACCGGTTGCCGGCATTGCTCGAGCATTACTTCGGTACCGTCGAGCCTATTGAATTTGGCGCATGCGTTGTTTTTCTGGATGATTTTCAATCAGAAGGTTATGGTTATACCGGTGTTTGTGAGCGCTGCGGCTGCTCACAGCACGACGTTTGTATTGACGAGCATAGCGATCCGTGCTATTGGGTAGACGGGAACCTTTGCAGCGCGTGTGCTACCAATCACGAGCTGCAGCAGGTATATGCTGATGCAGCCAGTGATTCAGCTAAATTTTGGACTGGCCAATTATTAAGAATTAGAAATCCAAACATAAATTAACATGGAACGCTACCCATTAAATTGGCCGGCCAACAAACCGCGTACGGCCGCAGCTGAGAGAAAGTCGGCTGCATTTAACAAAGCAGGAAAGCCGGTATCGGTTGCCGAGGGCGTAAAACGTGTCGAAGCTGAACTCGATAGTTACACAAAGGTCGGCCGACCATATCGTGTACCACTGGATACCGTGATCATAAGCACAAACTTAAGTACCGGCGTAAAAGGCAAGCCGCTTTCGAGCCTTCCAGAGCCGGCAGATCCTGGTGTAGCTGTGTACTTCCAGTTGGATGGCCGCGACTATTGCCTGCCATGTGATAAATGGAACCGTGTCGGTGATAACCTAGCCGCTATTGCTGCACACATTAACGCGCTGCGTGGTATCGAACGTTGGGGCGTTGGTCAGCAACATGACGTTTACACCGGCTTTAAAGCATTGCCTGAAAATGCCAGTCCTGGTAACGGTAATCACTGGACACTGGTATTCGGCCTTGATGCAGATGCCATGATCGATGTGGTTAAAGACTGCTTTAAACAAATGGCGCAGCGCTACCATCCAGACAAGCCGCACGGCAATGAGAATATCTTCAAACAGGTTAATGAAGCATGGAATCAGTTTAAGAAGGAACGTGGATTGAAATGATCACAGAATTACCAATGGAGGTGAGGTTGCATAGCTGGTGGAAGACGAATGACGACACCGACCGGCTGTTTGTGATCACATCCATCCCTATAAACTGGACAGTAAGCAACCAGGTGTTTTACCCACGTGTAGAGCTGCTTGAATATGGCTTCGACGAGCCGAACAAAATTGACACCGGTATATTTATCGAACAATTTAAATCAGGCCGCATAAAGCCTGTAAATGTGTTTCCCCGGGCGTTATCCGAACGCTGACATTTGCATATAACCGGCCATTGTCCCGGTCGCACAGATCTACGCTATTCTCAGCGCGTCAAAACCTCCCCGCACCCCTCCAATCATCGTACTTAACAACAACGTACAGCCGGCATAGTCCGGCTGTACACCTTTAAGGGCACCCGCCGCCGCTGCGGCCATGGTTTCCTTTGCAAACCTGTAGGTAAAAACTGAATATTTTTTATTAACTTCTTAACTTATAAGAGTTACGACTATTAAACTCCAAAAAATCAGCGTTTTATAAGTTAAAGAGTTAATAAATTTTTCTTAACTAAAGATTAGAGTTAATAAAAATTATTAACCATAAGGCCGGTTAATAAAATTGATTTTGCCCGGTTAATCTTTTTTTGAACTTGGTTAATAAATTAACTGGCTGTAAATGTGTGAGTTAATAAGTTAAAAATAAGTTTGCGGTTTGCCGCGCCTCAGCCTTGGTGAGAAAATTATTTACATTTGAATATGCGTCTTCGTGTGATAAAAGAAGCCAGTTCAAACCGCGACCTGATTGTCAATAAAGAAGGTACGCTCGAGATTGCCGTTTACCACCTCGTTATTGAGCAGCTGCACCAAGCGCCGGACCTTGTTTACCTTTTTGGCGATGATCATGGCGACCATTTAGCGTTTGAGATCCGTAAAGGAAATTTTGATGATGAATCGCTTGCTGATGCGATTACCTGGTATGCTGCCGAGCGTCTTGATCACCCTGGAATGGAAGTTTTGCTCGATGATCCTCGGCCAAATCACAATCGTTTATTTAATTAACCGGGTTAAACCTTTGATAACCTGTAAATTCTAAGCCGTAACATTTCTATTACGCAAATTTTTGTATTATATTTAAGCTCCCTTTTTTAATTAAATAAACTATGATCCTAAAGGTACAGGTAAAGCCGTACGTTAAGAAGTTTATTGTCTCAAGATATCGCCAGGAGATCTGGGAAATAAGCAGACAAGACAGAATTGGTAAAATGTTCTATCACCTCCTGGAGCCGATGCCAAAGCTCTACAAAAGAACAAACCTCGAGCTGGGCGACCTGCTGCTGGTGGAGATCAGCGATGAGTACGCAACCCGCCAGGGCTGTCATCTACCTGTCGACTCGATTTTAGAATTCAACGATTCGATATATCTCGAGCTCATTGAGGAGATTGCCATCTATGCATTCCAGGTAAAAAACAAAGTGGGCCTGAAGAAATACAAGGAACTCTATGTAAAACATAAAACCTCGACCAGGAATCGCACCTACGTTTTACAGGATCCTGATATCTCTCAATACTTCGAAAAAAGAGAGGTTATTTATGACATTTTGAAACTTTATGGCATCACGGAAGACGATCTTCCCTTTGATACAGTAAAAAAAGCCTGGCAGCGCCTAAAGTTGCCGATGTTAAACGCTTCATAATGAACTATTTAATACCATTTTTGGGAAAAGTGTCCCGTAATACAACCGTTTTTATACCCTAATCAGGCACTTTTTTGCATGTCCTTTAATACAAACCCGCGTCATGGCACATTTACACCATGGCAATTAAACGCTTTCTCGGCGAGAATTACGGTTCCCTTCACTATATAGAATATGTACCTGCGTGGCAGGTATTGTCGTTCACTCCATCTTCTGATCGCAAGATACCGGCAGCCGGCATCCAGTTTTATCCTGGATACGGTTGGCAAAGCATTTATTGCACCCGTGATACGATGGGATACCGGCAAGTGCAGGAAAATAGCGTCAACGGTGAAAGCTATAGTCATTCAGTGGTCGGTTTTGTTCCTGGTGATGAAGAGTCCGTCGACGAAGGCCTCGCAGATCTGCACGGCCGGCAGCGCTACCTGCTCCGGATCACCCGTCCAAACGGCCTGGTCAAAATAATCGGGACGCCTAACGAGCCGCTCGAGGTTGTGCAGGATGCAAACACCCAAACCACCGTACCCGGCCGCGCCGGTACCGCGCTCACTTTCTCCGGTAAGACACTGCGTCGCGCGCTGATCGTGACGCCGTAGCTGTCCTTTAAAGCAATTTTTCAGCCTGTAGAATTGTATCGTGGCAAAGAAATTCATACCCGTTTATAATATAGCGCCTAAGAACGCTAAAGAAGTCGACATCATGATATATGGTGTGATCGGCGCTTCCTATTGGGAAGAAGGCAATACCGGCCGCAAGTTCGTAACGGACTTTAAAGAGCTGGAGAAAACTTATGACAGGATAAATGTCAAGATCAATTCTCCGGGTGGCTCCGTATGGGACGGCCTGCCGATGTTCAATGCTATTAAGGCATCTAAGAAGGATGTTCATACCTATGTTGATGGTATAGCTTACTCCATGGGCGCAATGATAGCGCTGGCCGGCCACACGGTACATGCCGCCAAAGGATCACTCATTTTATTGCATAATGTATCAGGCGTAGCATTCGGCAATGCCAGGGATATGCGCAAAACCGCTGATGAGATGGATATATACGATGATGTATTAAGCCAGCTGATCGCAGATAAAACCGGTAAAACGCTCGAAGCGGTAAAAAAAGAGTGGATGAACTACGATGACAACCTGATGTCGGCTCAAACTGCTTTTGACGCCAAGTTGGTTGATGTTCTTGAAACTTACGAGGCTGATAATGTGCCTGAAGACGTCCGCAATATGAAGCATGAAGATCTGATGGCTTATTACACACCTCAAAATGCCATTCTATCGCCGATAGATCTTGGCGATATCGCCAACCAGGTAAGCGAAATTCTCGCAAAACAACAACCTCAAAATCAACAAAATCAACAAAATACAGACATGGACATTTTCGGATCGAAATTCAAGAAGCTGAATGCTTTAAAGAATAAGAAAGCGGAAGATATCACTCCTGAAGATATTCAGGATGTCGCCGATGAGTTGGAAGCCAATGGCATCACTAACGTGGTGATCATTTCGGCCGCTCACTTTACCCAGGCGAACGATAACGCTGATACAATCAGCAACGCTTTAGAAGCTGCTAACAAGGCATTGGGTAAAGAAAAACAAAAAACTAACCTGGCCGAGGCTATTACCGCGCTTATCACTGAGCGTGATGAAGCTAACGATCGCGCTGAAGAGTACGGCGAGCAACCAGGTGAAAAACCTTCAAACGCCAAATCAAAAAAAGAAAGCGAAGGCGATGCTGGTAAAGAACCGGTAGGGGATGAGCGCTTCCTAACCGATGTGGATGACGAGGTAGACGCATTAGACAACTTACTTAAATAATAAAAATGGCAAGAAACCCCGTTTTAAGTGCTTTAGCCGCGTATGGTGGTGAGTACGAAAAGAAACTTTTTGGTAAGCTGTACCGTGGCCTGACAGCTGCAAAACAGCTTACCCTGGTTGAAGATGTTAAAAATAAGGTAACCTTAACCGGCTTAAGGATTGGTAACGGAGCGAAACCTGGTACCGGTGTCTTTAAACCTAAAGGTGATGATATCATCTTCGAACCTCGCGTACTGGAAGTACAGGAGTTCCAACGCGATATCCAAATATTTCCAAAAGATTTCCGCACCAGCTTCATGGCTGCGATGCGCGGTCGTGGCGAGAACGCAAAAAATAAAAAGGTTCCGTTTGTAGATTACATCTGGGATCAGGTTGTAGCGCAAATAGGCTCCGAAATAAACCGCCGCGCGATTTATTTCGGCGTTGGTAAAGAGGCTTTCACCACTTTTGATGCCGGTGCTACTTATGCCATTGGTGACCGCGTTAAAATAGCGCATGCTGACGGTGAGATCGAATATTTCCGTTGTAAAGCAGCTACAACTGCCGGTCAAACACCTTACACGCATCCTGCGAAGTGGGTAAACAACAATGTCGAGGCAATATGCGAAGGTTTCGGTCCTAAAATCGTCGCCGGTATTAATGCAGGCGATATTAATCCTGTGACTACCGGTGCTATAACCACATCTTCAGGCGCGTATGCTCAATTCAAAAAAATGTGGCGCGCTCAGGACGAAGAGATCCGTGACAATGATCAGATCCTTTGCCCTACATTCTGCTCATTCACCGATTACGACCTGTTGGTTGATGATCATGAAGAAAAAGTTGGTAAATACACCGATGTAGATCCGGAAACCGGTTTAAGGTTCTTGAAAGGTACCGACCGTCGCAACCCGATCATTCCTGCTCTTTGGTTAGGTGGTGCCCGCCGTCTGATCAACGTACCGACTGCAGAAATGCTTGTAGGTACCGATCTGTTGAGCGACATGAATAACATTAACACCATCGAGCAGATGTACCATCTGGACGCTGGTATCACCGGCTTAATAGGTACGCAGATCCGCGACCTAAGCAAACTAAGGGTTTCAGACCAATCATAACCATGTCGAAAACAAAAATATTAACCTTCGCCGTCCTGGGGGCGGCGTTGGTTGAGTTGATTAATAAAAGCGAAGGGGATGTTAAAAAAGGCCTTGAAGCATTTAAGGTTGATTTTGATAGCCTTGATTCACTGTATGTTCTAAAAACTGATTACGATGGTAAGCTCTTGCTTATCGATCAGCTGGAGAAAACGTTGGGCGAAGAGCGCGAGCAAAGCTTAACTGTAATCGATGGTTTGAAAGAGCAGCTTGAAGCCGCTTTAGAGCAAAAAGCCGTGAAGGAAAACTTCCTGACTGTTAAAGTCAAGAATGTAAACTACCGTATCAACCATGGTAGCCATCCCCACACTGCAAAGGATCTGTCGGAAAATCCCGAACTGGCAGCCGAGATCCTTAAAATTTCGGGACAAAACGCTTTAACTAAATTGTAAGCTATGCCATCGCTAGATATAGTTGATATGGTATACCAGGACGGTGTGCCAAATCCCTCAGGCCTTGCTACAATGCACGGTATTGCTTTGATGAGTTACTTTGCAGCTGCAGGTATTAAAACACCTGATGCAATTAACGATGGTGACGCTACAGCAGCATCTGTCGGCGCTATCAGCACTCCTCACGTCTTTGCCGTCGGTAAATGCATGAAAAAGCTTTACGGTACACAAAACAAAGGTGAGGCTAAAGAGGAAGCAGTAGGGGATGAGGATAGCACGGCAACAAAATCGTCTATTACCATCATGGTACCAGGTTCGACCGCTGAAATGAACGCTATGAAGAAAAAGCTGAACGCTTCACACGGTTTGTTATTCGTATCTCAGGCTGATGGCCAGGTTAGGCAGTACGGTTCTGAATTATTCCCATGTCACTTCCGTGTAAGTTGGGGTACTGGTACCAACGAAAGTTATCGCGGTTACACTATCACCGCAACCTGCTACGGTGACTCGGTGATCTATACACCAGGCTTAAACTTTACACCTGCAGAAGCTCCATAATGAAAAAGCAGCTGCAAAACGATGTTGCCGGCAAATACCAGGTACTGGAAGGCCACGGCGTTGGTGAGTACCAGTACAGAGGCGAAACAGTGCATCTTGATGCGCTGAGCCTGCCGGAAGCTGATAGGCTTGTGTCCAAAGGCTTCCCGTACCTGGTAACGCTGCCGGTTAAAACTAAAGCAGTTCGCAAAAGAAAATAATCTTTTCTCTTTTAATAATTGGTTATTAAATCCCCAAAGCGCGAGTCTGAGGGGATTTTTTTTTATTCAAACTTAAGATTTGAAATCTTCAAACTTTGAAGCGTAAGTGAATCGTTAGTTTCTACAAATATGACTTTGTCGCTAATAATTCCAGTTTTAGGAGAAAAAGGCTTACCAATTAATTTCTCGCCAGATTTGCCAATGATTAGAATATCGCGAGCTTTTCCAATGACGAAATAATCACTCTTAATCTTGGCATTTATCCTCGCTGCAAGTATGCTTACCCCAGCCAAAGTGACTACTAATGCTGATGCTATAATGAAATTATTAAGTTGTTTCCAAGACACCGCCTTCATCACAACTTGTAAAGGATCATCAATACCTGGTAACATTCCTTTTTTTATAACATAGATTAATAAAAAAAACATTGGGTTAAAGCACATCAAAAAGATGTAATAACCTTGCGATTGTAGATCCTCAGCAGGAGATAATATAATCCAAATTATATTCATAGAATTGAGTAAGAAATAAATTAGAATAGAGGTGTCGCTGATAAGCAAAAAATGCTTGAATAGATAGAAGATTATACAATATACCAATAACGGAATAAGCAGCAAGCCAATCATAGTTTGCGCAAAATTGACAAGATCTGAAGTGGATGTTTCAATGAAAATTGTCGGGTACTTATAAAGACGTGCCGTCTCGTACCCGTAAATCTGACTACAGATATAAAGAAGTGCCGTTGCTAAAGCTAATGCGACTCCGTTATCTAAAATTTTTGATATAAGGTTTTGGTTGTTCATGTTTAAAGCTAATAACAATTGTCCTTTTATACAAAGCTGACTTTTCGAGTTTTATGATCACTTAATTAATCATAAAACGAATGAAAATTTAAACCACATGAAACGCTACATCGCAATTATCGCGTTAGGCGCCGCCATTGGCTTGTCAGCATTATGCTGCACGCCGGCGCTGGCTTCACCAGGTGAGGCCCCGCATTACAAAGAAGTAAAAGCAAAATCATTACTTGAGATTGATGCACCAGGTGCTGTACAGGAAACAATTTCACTACCGGTAATTGCAATCAGCCTGGAGGCCGCTGCGCCTGCAATGTTGCCTGCTCGACAACCGCAGGTACCTGTTACCAGGTTATTTTATATCGACCGAACTTTCGGTATGAATACGCTGCATAAAATACAGCCAAACGAAGCAATAAATCACATTAGGAGTTGGCAGGCACAGCGCATACTACGATATATTAACACTGAAGCATTATCCCGTTACGGATCGCCTAATTAATACAACCAGATAGATGTTCTAAATCCCGACACGACGCCGGGATTTTTTGTTTTATATCTTGCTCTAATTTAATTCTTTGATTTCCGTTCCTCCAAAAACAAGCTCGGCTAAGATCATTCCGTCATATTGTGTTGTTTTTATGCCATCACTATGAACCTCTATTTTAAACGTTTTACTTTCGGCCGTTCCAATCTTGTTAAGATAATTTATCTTCAATTTAGCTTTTGGAAAAATATCGAAAAATTTTTCTGTTGGTAATTGTGTAGATAGGGTGCCACTTTTGTTTTTTTCTGTCCAGTGTTTAAACCCATAAACTAAACAATATAAATAAGCCAACGGAATATTAATAAAATGACCTTCTGAACCGGTATTATAGGGTAGTAATAGTTCAATCCTGCCTGTTAAGTGCTTTATTTCAAATTGCTTATTTATGTATTTATCGTAAAATATAATCTTATCCTCTTTAATGTGATAAGATAGAGTTGAATATGTCTTTAGAAAGTTATCGATAGCAACCATATCGAGAATCCAGGTGTACTGCAATTGTTTCGCTGCCCCATTGCCGGGGTTGACAATCAGAATACTGTTGTCATGATGACTAGTTATAGTAGGATAAAGATTGCCATCTGAATTATTTACGTAAGCTAAAACGGACCAAAATGTATTTTTTATAACTAAATCAGCCCTGTAACTTAGTTTTATTTGCTCATCAAGTAGCTCGCGTGTGGCAATCAATTCTTCCTTTTGCGATTCGAATGTGAGAAAAACAACCCATAAAGTTACACCAGCTAACAGAGTTCCGATTAAGCCGCCTACAAAGGTGCCAAATGCAGATAATGCATCCGCGTTTATTTCGCCATTGGTATTAAGTCGACCGTCGATTACGTAAACGGCAACTGTCGTAAAAAGAATTGCAATCGAAATAAGAAAAGTGATTATAACGACATGTTGGATTTTGATTGATTTAATTAAAAAGCGCTTCATTATCAGTTTTATCTGTTTGTATCCCTTTATCTGTAATCGAATTGCAGTCAAAAAATTAATTTTATTGCCGTAACTTACCTATATCCACAGTTATACCTCCTCCGCGTTGTGCCAATATGACGAAGCCCTTAATAATGTTTGATGATGCAGGTATGACTTGGCCAAAACCAACCCGGTATCCTCTTTTCGTTAAAAAATCATGTATTTGTTCCGCGACTTTTGGTGCATCACAATAAGGCAGTTGGCTTATTGTGACCCCCTTATAGGTCGCACTATCTACGCGAAGTTTTTCAATCTCATAAAAAATTTCGGTTAAATCGGCGTCAGTGAGCAAAAAGTCCTTGTTTATATTGACATCTCCATTTACACCATTATTATCGCCGTAGACAATATGACCTTTTTCACCCATTATGCCATTATTTACACCATTGTTGGTGTAAGCTTCATTTTTTCCATTTATATTTTGCTGAACATTCGAAGTTGAAGGTGTAAAGAACGGAATTTTTTTATCCTTTAGTTGAACTATTGGGGTGATTCGTGAAGTATCAGCCAGCGAAAATTGCGATTGCCTTTTCTTTACGATTTTCGACGAATCGGCCATTTTTTGATCCAAATTTGTCTCCCACCATAGAAACTTATAATGGTCGGTTGTACAGCAGTCTTTATATATAAACTTACCACCAACAATTAACGTAATTGTCGCGAATACGAAAACGATAGCGAAGATCATCCATTTTAGAAACTTAGGAAGCTGCGTATAAATAGTACTTAGAAAGTCTGGTTGACCCATATATGATAAAGTATTAAGTTGGTTAGATAAACTATTGTAAATATCAATATTCCTGTCCTTTAATGCAACTGGCAACCATGGCAACTTTATACCATGGCAAAAACGGCAACCGCCTGGTTATCCGGCGACCAGGATTACCACGAAGGACTTGAAATATTAAAACTTACTGGTGCATCCGCTTTCATGCTCGGGCTACTCAACTCCGGGCCTGACAATTACAATACACCTAAATTAAAACAGGAACTTGAGATAATAGCCGGCAACGAGGTAATCGAATCATTGATTGAGGTAACGCCGGTACCGCCGGTGACAGAACCGCCTGCAGCGTCAGAGCAATACACTCCGAATAACAACCTGGAGAAAAAGCTGCGCATTGACGGAATGATCAGACAGTTATTTAAAGAGATCACCCATTTGCATGGCAAACTTTCCGTAGTGCCTGAAGGTGATGAGCTCTTTCAAATAGCCAAGCAGATCAAAATAAAAAAGCTTAAAAAGCAGGATCTGTTCGATCAGCTGCACTACTTCAATGAAAACGGTGTGTGGTTTGATAACAAGCCACAAGATGATCCAGACCCTGAGAATCTCGAACAGGCAATCAAAAATTTGATGTCTCAGCGTTCAAAAGTTAAGCCGCATTTAAAAAAACCACTGCCGGCCGATGTAAGAGAACGTTACGAAAAGAAAATAGCTGCATTGACTGCCAAGATCGAGGCGCTAATTAAAAAACGTCCTGATGGCCAAGAAGCGTGACGCATTGAGAATGTTGCCGGCATACGATCCGGATAACAATATCGGCGCCGTCGACCGGGTGCGATTTGCTATGATGCATAATCGCATGGAAGCACTGCACGCCGACGAACGCGAGCAGTATAACCGCTGGTGCCAGATTGATGACTGGTTTCGAAGCAAACGGTTTGTCAATGATCAGGGCAAAGAGGAAGTTGTTGTCGGCCGGCGCAAGATCCGTAACCTGGTAATGGTTAAATACAAAGTTAGTTGGGATACAGCTGAGCGTGCCATTCAAAATGCCATTAAGCTATTTACGCCTGCCGACGACGAAAAGGAATACAAGCGTTCTGTTTACCTGGAAGATCTTGAGCAAAAGGCCGAGGAGGCCGCAGGAGCGGGTGAATATGGTGCCTACGCCTCAATAATGAAACTTGCCGGTGACTGGCGGAAGTTTGATAAAGAGCCAGTCGAAGAGCAGCTGGATAAGTTCCAGGCCTTCCAATTTATTATCGAATATAATCCGGAAGCGATCGGCCTTAAAACCATTGAAAATAAGGATCAAATTTTTGCTCGTTGGCAGAAACGGAAAGCAACCGAGAAGATGGCACTGGATGCCGAGGAGGTAGAGTACGATGATATCTAATGAGCTGAAGGAAAAACTTGTTCACGAGGTTCAGCAAAAGATCACACACTTTAACATTCCGCAGCAAAAGGCGATCATAGTCAACGCAAATATTATCGTTGCAATTGTAGGCCGTGCCGGTGGTAAAACGCATGGATTCATTTCACCTACCGCGATCCGGAATGTAAAAGGTATGCCGCGCGGTGGTACCGGCTTTGTCGGGCCTACGTATATAAAGCTTGAGAATGACCTGATACCGGCGCTCACAAAAGCCCTGGAAAAATTTGGTTTCTATGAAGGTGTTGATTATTGGGTAGGCCAGTCAATTCCTAAAAGTGTAAAGCACGAAGATCCTTTCGAATGTCCCCGCAATCCTCAATACTCAATCTTTTGGCGCAATGGACACATATTCCGGATCATAGGCCTTGACAGAAAAGACAGTGGTAATGCGCAATCAAACGATTTTATAATCAATGACGAGGCAAAATTTACCAATAGGGACGCGTTCAATTCTCGTATAGTACCGACTAACCGTGGTAACGAGGATGTTTTCGGGCACCTGCACTACCATCACGGCATACTGTTCTGTTCAGACATGCCGACGAGCCCGGAAAGCCAGTGGCTGTTCGAGTATGAGGAGAAGATGGATCCGGAGCAGATCGACCTGATCGTAAGCTATGATCATGCCCTGCGCGAATACATCAAGCAAATAGTTGACGAGCTGCTTGCTGCTGAGCCTGGACTATCCCAACAGGTAAAGTTTAACCGTGAATTACTGCTATCAGAAATGCGTAACCTGGTAGCTAAAGGAAAGCTTCATGAGGCACTTGAGAAACGCTTCAGGAAAGAGCTGCAACGCCTGGATGGAATTTTATTCGAATTGCGCAGGGAGGCCGTTTACTTCGTTGAGGCTTCAACCCTTGATAACATTGACGTAGTAACTGAACGGTACCTGCGCCAAATGAAGCAAGTTCTTACTCCCCGTCAATTCAATGCTTCGATACTGAATATCCGCGAAGTTGGTGCCGAAGATAAGTTTTACGCCAACTTCGACGAGGTAAAGCACACTTATGTGTCTGTTAACTACGAGTACACGGATAACTACCGAGGCAAAGAACTGCCGCAGCCCTGGAGGAAAGATAAAGATGTCGATATCACCCGGGGGCTCGACATTTCCTGTGATTGGGGCGGAAAGATAAACTGCGCGGCGATCGGGCAGGAGTTCCCGAAAGAGTTCCGTGTGTTGAACGGTATCTTCGTGAAAAAACCTAAACGAATTATTCACCTGGCTAAAGCAATCAACGCTTATTACATCGGGTATCCGGTAAAGAAGATAAGATTTTACTATGACCATACAGCTACCAAAGATGATGCGAGTAACGAGGATCCGTATTGGAAGGACTTCGAAAACGCAATGGTAGATCTTGGCTGGAGAGTTGAAAGCATTTATATCGGTGGTACTGCCAGCCAGGACTCCCGATATAAATTGTTCGGCCGTGTTTATGCGGAAGATGATCCCGATACGAAGCCGATGCGCATCAATCGTAATAATTGTGGCGATATGATCACTGCAATCAATTCAGCCGGTAGTTATGAAGAAAAAGAAAAGATAAAAAAGGATAAGAAGCCGGAGCGATCTAAGTTAGTTCCCCCAGAGCATGCCACTCACCAGACGGACGCATTGGATAACTTATATATTGGCGTTTTCCAAAACCGCCTCGGCTCAAACGATTACGAACCGGATTACACCATGTAATTCTAAAAGTTCTTACTTTTAACAAACTTTAAAATTATGGACAAGCCGAATATATTGGTGTTTTCTCAAATAAAGTATCTTGAATATAAGGGTAAGCCGTTCAATGTGAATGATTTTACCATCGATGAGGATATACAACAATCACCTATCGCCTCTGTTCTCAAATTTCAAAGGGTAAAAAATATTATGGGGGAACTAGCCTACTTTTCGTACAAGGAAGACAAACACCCATGCATTTTTGTGAGCGAAGTAGGCTCGTTAACCGACATCATATTACGAGAGCGGTTTACAAATTCTTTAAACCTAATAAGTTTGCTTTTCTGGCTTGTAAAAGATTCAAGCATAAATATTCAATCTATTTACATCACGGATACGAACAACGGCACATTGACTATGACTCCGTCGATTGATCGGTTTACTACCTCGGGTGGCGTAAAAGGAAACGTAGTATTTACAGAAGAAGAAATTGAACAGGTAATAAAATGGAGCAATCTATTATCTCGTTATTTAGTATCTAATGATGACCATGTTCAGCGACTTTCAAGTAAAACTGAGGAAAAGAGATCTAAGGTATTTGAATCATTTTTTAAAAACGAAAATAGAATACACCGAGCTATGAGATTTTTAGTTATAGCGCGCGAAAGTTATACTCTTCAAAGCAAGATAGCTTATTACGTAAATGTACTTGAGACGTTGTTTTCTACCAATGACATGGAGCTTAAACACAGAATCAGCGAGAGAGCAGCCTTTTTTATAGGCACAACCGGTAAGGAACGTATAGAAGTTTACGAGCTTGTTGGTAAATGTTATGATATTAGGTCTTCATATTTCCATGGAAATAAAATGTCCGACTTACATCAAAATTACCAGGAGCGAGCTGCAAGACTTGATAGCCTTCTAAGACAACTTATTCAAAAAATTATCATGATAGAAAATCCGATATTTTTGAAAAATAACGATGCCATTACAGAATATTTTAAAGTATTAATACTTCAAGGGTTTGAAGCTTCTCCTGAGGGATAAGATTGTCTTTTGATTAGCTGCAGTATCGCAAATTATTTCGATGTGACTGGTATTGACCAGCCTCGCATTTTACTTCGATGAAAGTTTAGATATCTTCGGGCAACTCGCCATGTTCTTTAAGTTTAATTATAACGAATTCGGTTACCTCATCAGTCGGTTCCGGGTGGTCAACTATTGCCTGGACGTGATCGTTCCAATCACGCACTGCTTCGTCTACAGAACAACCGCAACCAAATACACCGTCCTGAGGATCCGGGCCAAGCAGGGCGCAGTAAGAATCGCCGTCCTTAAACACTACGGGATTAAAAATTGCAGCGTAACCGGTTAGATCCGCTTTCACTACATACTGATCATCAACGTGCATCTGTTTCATGCTACAACAACATTTTGGCATTGATTCGGTTTCAGTGGAATTTTTTCAACAACGGGATACAGCTAAGCATAATCTTTCCAATATTTGCTAATATTTTTAGTTTTATATGATGTGATGAGAAAGCTGCGTAAGGTGTATGTGATAGTAGAAAATAATAGAATCTTTGGCTCGAATAATTTTGAAGCCGTTGATTTGTATCGAAGTAAAAGTTACGCCGATTCCGTTTGCGCCAGTAAAAATCGAATGGCACTTGATGATGCGAACAAATTCTGGAATAAAAACGAACCTGTAAAAAAATATCATGTGCATGCTTTTTACCTTCTGCATGAAGATTTGTTAAAAGAGTAGGGGGCAACCGGTGCAAAACATCTCCCGTCATTACTCCGCATTCAAAAAAGCTTACTTCTTTAAACTCCAATGAGATAAACCTCGTTTTCAAAAGAAAAAGTTTGTTTCTCGGCAAAATCACCCCGTCACGCGCTGTCGGCAACCGGCAACTTTGAGCCCCCCGTGCCGATATATGATTCGGGGGTGCCGGCATCCCAGGGCCTTGCCGTTCGAGTGTCCTTTAATACAAACCGCTTCGAAGGCAACTTTGGATCAATGGGACATATATCATTGGACGAGGTACTGGCAACTATGGGTAAGGTTGATAAGAAAGGCAAGCCGATCCCCTTCAGCATTACAGCAGTGACATGCGACCTCGAGCGCAACCGCGGCGGCGAACGCCACGAGTATCCTAAGGCCGTGCTCACGACACCAGGCGGTGGCAAAAAGCAATACCACAACCGCAACAGCACAAGGCGCATCAAGCTGATACCATCAGACCAGATCCGCACGATAGATCCCCTTTTAATTACACGATTCAATGGCAAAGAAGTTTACCTCTAAGGTTGACCCGACCGAGACTTATAGTATCGGCTCGACGGTTGACTTTCTGCCGGGCGCAAGTATCCTGTTAGTAGATGATCAGCCGGGCGCCAAGCCATCATTGCCACAGCTTAAAGACTTTGCCAGTGATGATATCATACGCTGGGGGCCGCAGAATAACCTGCCGCAATGGGTGATCAAGCAGGCCAATAAGTCACCGGAGTTACTGGCCCTTATTCAGTTCGTGGTGTACTTCATGTACGGCAGTGGTCTTACCTACGAAGTATTCGACGAGCACACCGGCAAAGGCAGGCCTGAATATATTGAAGGCTATGATCAGGAGATCGAGGATTTTATCGCGGCCAATGCGCTTAGCGATTACCTGCTCGAAAGTATCATCGATCTGGTATGGTTTAACCATGCGTTTTCCGAGTGCATACTAAATAAGAAGCGCAGCAAGATCGTGCAGATGGTACAGCAGGAGGCCGCTTATTGCCGCTTCAGCAAGCCCGGCGCTAAAGGCTACAGCGAAATGGTTTACATCAATGCTAACTGGCCGTATGCTTCAGCTGATGACGAGCTGACTATTCCGATCGACTGCATCAACCGCCGCGACCTTAATCTGGTTAATACAGTTCGCAATGCGGATTACTACAAGTTTATGTATCCGGTTGCTATGCCTGGCCCTGGCAACTTAATTTACCAGAACACCAACTGGCACTCTTTATTCGAATCAGGATATTACGATGTAAGCATCCTGGTGCCGGTACTGAAGCGTGCCCTGATGACGTACACGATGACCATTAAGTACATCATTAAAGTACCTCAGGAATTTTGGGTAGCACACGCCAAAGAAAAAGGTAAGGTGTGGGAGGATCTTAAGTACGAAGAAAGAAAAGCAATCCGGAAAGATATCAGGGATGATATGAATAAGTTCCTTACCGGCGCCGAGAATGCCGGCAAGTCGTTTATATCAACGTTTGGCTGGGATAAACAAAATAAATGCGAAATACCTGGTATCTCAATCGACGCCCTTGATGATAAAATGAAGGACGGCGTTTGGATCGCTGATGCGGCTGAAGCTTCATCACAATTCATCCGGGCACACAACCTGGTACCGGCAATCGTAGGCCATTTAACCGGCAAAGGCATGGGCGCAGGTTCCGGATCAGATGTGCGCGTTCATGGTAACGTACAAAATAAGCTCATGGCATCGCGCCGTGACCTGATACTTAAACCGCTACAATTTACAGCTAACTATAACGGCTGGACACAGCGCCTGAAGGGTTTCCGCTGGAAAATAAAAGAATTCCAGTTTGATACACTCGACGTCAATCACTCAACTACTAACGAAGTAACAAGCAATGCCGAACCTGATCAATAATAGCGCCGAGCTGAAAGCCAACTTTGGCGCGCTCAGCTTAAGTTTTACATGGGTCAATATCTCCAGCTTTGTTGAAGATGTCGAGCGTGATATCATTGCTGAGGCTATTGGCTTTGATGCCCTGGAGTATTTTATAACCAATAGCAGCTCGCTCACCGGTGTTCGTAAACAGGCGCTTATTTTATTGCAGCGATCGGTAAGTTATTTAACCATCCACCGGTGGAGCCACACAGCGCTATACCAGTTTGAAGACAAAGCGCTTTATGTCGCTAAAAGCACCGGCGGTGCCGTGATCAGCGACAAGAAGCTGAAGGATCTGCGCGTGTTCTGCGAAGAGCAGGGCTTCATATTCCTGGATAAAGCTATCGACCTGATGGAACGTAACCTGGTTGAGTTTCCTGATTATGCAGATTCGGGTACCCGTCAGGATCTGCTGCAGGGTTTCATAAAAACCGCCGCCGACTTTAGTAAGTACCGCAATATCCGAAGTTCACGCATCACCTTCCTGAGCGTGTATGCTGATATGCTCGAGGTTCAGGATCAGCAGTTGCCAAACTACATGACCCCGGCTTATTATGCCGTGTACAAAGAAAAATACCTGGACGGCGAATTAAGCCTTGATGAGCAAAAACTGCTGCCATTGATAAAAAAGGCGGTTGCCATGCTTACAGTTGCCGAGGCCTGCAAGCATTTGCCGGTGAAAGTTACCGGTGATGGCCTTTTCATTAACCGGTACAACAACTCGATCGATTACGAGATGGCGGATCCCGCTGCAGCCGCTCAGGTGCAATTCCTTCAGGATGATCACCAGGATCGGGGAGAACGTGCATTAAACAAACTCAAAGAATTTATAACTGATAACCCTCTGTTTTTCCCTGGCTATGTTGCACCGACGGCGAGCAACATTCAGCTGAATGACGAATGCAGCGGAATCGTAATGTTTTAGCTATGCAAGTATGGAATTTAACGGTGCGCCGCAAATGGTACACCAACAACACAACCACAGGCGAACTGTACATTAACGGCTCTTTCTTTTGCTATACACTGGAAGATGTTTGCCGCGACCTTAACCGCGACGGCGACCTGAACGATCCGGGCGAAAAAAAGGTGCCGGGCAAAACGTGCATCCCCGCCGGCCGGTACCAGGTGATTATCGACATGAGTTACCGGTTTAGAAAACTGATGCCGCTACTTATTGGTATACTTGGCTTTGCTGGCATACGCATACATGCCGGCAACTACGCAGTTGATACCGACGGCTGCATACTGTTAGGATCAACCCGCTCAATTGACTTTGTCGGCAACTCGCGCGACACTTTCGCCAAATTCATGGTGCGCCTGCAGTTGCTGCTTAAAACCGGCAAAGTGTACATAACAATTATTGACGAACCGGTAAACGGGCCGGTTAAACAAGCCGCTTAACCTTATCATCATGTTTACAGCAATTTGTGTTTACCTGTCAAAAAAGCCGTGGATCGGCATGGCAGCTTCAGCCGGTAGTACCTTTTTGGGATGGTTCCGGCATTTTCTTACTGACGAATCTATAACTAAGATCGGCAGCTCTTTGGGTATATGGATCGGTGTGCTGATCGGGATACTCACTGTCTTTATAAAAGTTTTCGAAGCGTACCTCAAATTTAAAAATCAGATAAAATGAAAAAACTATTGAAAGTCCTTTCAGGTATTGTTACCTGGATCAAAAATCTGTTTGCCGAGTTGCCGGCCGATCTTAAAAAGGCGGTTGAGCTTGGTGTTATCGTTACCGAAAACCTTAAGCTTTTAATTGATTCGCCGGTGGCCGATGTGGCGACCGCTCTTATACCAGGGAATGCAGATGATAAGGTTAAAGATTGGTTACGTGCAAATCTTCCCGGCATATTGGTTAAGCTTAAGCTGATAGCGGCGTTTAATGTTCACGAACCATTCGAGCAGATCATATTACGCGCTTCCAAAGCAATACAGGATCTTGATACAGATGCAAAGAGCGCCTTTCTCCATAACCTCGCTATCCTGATAGCCAAAGCTCGCGCCGATGGTAAGCTTACCTGGTCGGATGGTGTGTACTTGCTTGAGTGGGTTTACCAGGAACGTAAAAAACAAGCAGCATGACGGATCCCTTTAACATCATAACCGTGATATGCACTGTCATTATATTGGCAGTCATTACTTACAACTACTTCAAGTACCGCGCTTACTAACTGTCCTTTAATACAACCCTGGTGCATGGCAATTTCGAATTGTCATGCACCATATCAGTATAAACGACATCAAGTACCAGGCGCCTGCAAGTTGGGACGAGCTGACGGCAGCGACGCTTTTACGCCTGGCGATCAACTTCCACTTTATACCTGAGCATCGGCAGCACCAACGAGACTATTACATGGTTTACGGGCTGTTCAACATGCCTGAAATTTTAAAACTTCCAAATTACCTAAAGGATCAGCTGGTACCATTGATCACCTGGGTATATGAAAAACCACTCATAAAAGCATGGATAATCAAAAAGCTACGTATTAGTGGTGAATCTTATTACGGGCCAAAAGATCGCCTCGCTAACCTAACCGCTGAAGAGTTTATGTTCTGCGAAGGTGCTTATCAGCGTTACCTGGGTAGTAACGATTACAAATACCTGGATATTCTTATAGCGGTGCTTTATCAAAAAAAGCACTGGTTTACGGGAAACCGAAAAAAATATTCAATGGAAAGTGCCGGAGAGCATGAGCGACACTTCAAAGGCCTGAAAAAATATGTTAAGCGCGCCATAGCGATCAACTATGCCGGTTGCCGTAATTTTATTATACAAGCCTTTCCTTATATCTGGAAGGAGTCTGAAGAAACTACAGCTATCGATGCCGGTACCGGCACGCAAATAACCAATTGGGCTTCCCTTTTTCACGATGTAGCCGGCGACAAGTTTGGCTATTATGACGAAGTGCTGCAAACCAATATATGGCTTGTGCTGATGGACATGAACAAAAAGTCGAAGTACAACGAAGAGCTCGAAGAAAAATTAAGATCAAACCGCTAATACCATGTCAGAACAGTTCCTGGACGAATACTTTGAAAATATTGCGGCAAAGCTGAAGGAAATTCAGCACACCGAAAATGAGCCGGCGTTCTACCGTATAACCGATCCGTATAATCTCGACGAGTTTGATGACGCGGTAAAAAGCATGGGAAAGCCAGTTTGCTTGCTGCTCGAGATTGGCGATGGCGAGATCGGTGAATGGGATAGCCAAAAAGATATGCCGAGAATCGGCCTGCACGTATTGGCAAAATGCGATGGATCCCGTGCCGGTATTAGGCAGGCCCGTGACCAGGCTAAAGAGATACTGCTGAAGATCGTTTCCAGGATGCGCCGCGATGCCCAGGACCACTGGGATGATCAGGGCGCTCACATCATCGGGGCGCTGAAAGCTGCCAAGGTAGTTTTCAGTACGGCTATCAAGTTTACCAATATGACCGCGGTAGACGGCAACTGGTACGGCAAAAGCTTTTGGTTTGAATTTAAGGCGCCGGTAAACTTGGTATATAACGAGGGGGATTGGATCGAATAGCATGGGAGTATCATTAACAAAAGCGCCGCCGCGAGTTGCATTTAGCCGCAACCCAAATCCTATCGAGCTGTACAGTGATGATATCCTGGACAATGCCGGCGCAACAGCAACATGTATTATCAAATTTAACGGAACGGTATTGCCGGCGGCAGATCTAAAACTGACCTGGGCCGGAGCTGATCTTACATTTAAAGCTGCAATATCGCCGAATACGTCCGGGCTTCAATACCCATCGGGTGACGGATCAGAAGCGCACGTGCGCTCAGTTATCACTTGGTTACAAAGTAACTATTATATAAATCGGGACTTTAATCTCGCATATACATTCTATTCGGCAGCTCATAGCATTTCCGTTGTAGCAAAACAGAAAGGCAAGATCTTTAACATGTCACCATGGACTGCAGGCAATCTTGCGGTGATTATCGGTAACACGGGTATCGACATCGCTTACAAACCTAATTTCAACCATTTCCTCGAAGTTTGGAAAGTCGGCGCTTTAAAACCTCTGTTTGACCGCGCTCTAAGTTTGGATATCCCTGTTACCGGTAAAACCATAAAAGACTTGTCGGGAGTACTCAATCCGCATCTAAAATATGATAAGCCTGATCTTACCTCGGTATGGCAAGTATGTAGCACATCAGTGTTAAGATATTACCTCAAGTACATGCAATATTATGGTGAAACACCTGAATTTAAAGCGATCGCCATAACGGAAGAATATCTGGTATGTCTTGGAGGGTATAGTAAGCAAGCGCTCAGCCAAATTACTAATACCGATCACCTGGAAAACTACCTATTGCCTGGGCCAACATTATATAAAGTTCAGCGATGGTTTGAAAGTTACCCGGTCGATAATATTGAGGTTAACACGAACCAGCCGCAGTTTCTGTACTTTTTGAATATGCGCAATGTTGCTGAGCAGTTGGACATTCGGGTACAAGTATTCCTTTCTGATGGCACCACGGATATTAAAATAATCGCTGGCGGAACGGTTCAACCCCTTGAAAAGGTAAGTGTAAGTACGGGGTATCAGCAGCTCGGCCTACAGGCCTACACCACATCTCTAAGAAACATTACCAGGTATGAAGTGCAACTGATTGAGCGTACATCAGGTGATTCGCGAACAGTTGCCAAAACTTATATAGTCAATCGTGACTATCAGGATTACACCAGGTATATTCTATACGGTGATAGCGCCGGCAACTTCAAAACGCTACGGGCTAACGGAAAGAGTATTCCAAAGACAGAAATTACCGACAGTGAAGCACAAGCCATCGAATCACTCGAGACGCCAACTGATGGTAATTTCATAAGGTATGATGTAAAGATGGTTGAATCAGACACACTGCAATCCGGATACATCGCCGGTGATGTGAATTGCCTTAAAGAGCTTGTAATATCCCGAGAAGCATATCGCGTGTTCGGCAATACACTTATCCCGATCAAGATTACCTCTAAAAACTTTGATCCGAAACAAGACGCCGTAAACCTCAAAGCTGCCAAGATTGAGTACCGCCTGGCTTTCGATGAAGAAAATTACACCGGCAGCACCGGCGCACTGATTGTGCCGGACTTGAGCCGACCAACAAACCCCATAAACGACATATAGATATGACTGGTACTATTGACGAACTGAAAAAGTTCTTTTATGAAAAAAACGAAACCCTAAGTAAAGAGGAGGTGTTAGCAGGCTTTGAACAAGTAACAAATAGTAATAAAGGCCCGGCTATAGTAACTACAAATCCGGCAACAATAGGCGCTATTAAGGTAGGTGATCGTTGGGATGTTAAACCAAACACAGGGCCTTACACTTACTTCGATAATTTATCGATCCCTGCCAAAGTTGGAACCCAATATGTCAGCCAGCCTTATTTTATCAGGAATGCAACCGCTTGGGAAGCGAAATGGTTACTGGTGGATGCCCCCGTCCTAACCGACTATACGCAAAAAACTGAATTCGATCCAGTTAAAGCACAAGTTGACAATCTCGCTGCGCTATTAGATGAAGCGCCGTTACTACTGCCTTCGCAGGATTCATCTGTTACCGCCGAAAGGCTGGTAGCTACTTATGATGGCTATATAAACGCAGCCGGGTATACAGCGAGTGCGCAGTTCAAAACCTTTGTTTATTCGCTAAAGGATATTTACAGCTTAAGAATTGTTGCATCAAGCACAGGTTCCAACACTTATATAGCTGCCGTCTATGATAGCTATACAGCATTTTTACCTGCAAATAGAAAAGAGCTTATAAAACTTAGCAATTCCAACACCACGCCTTCTACAATAGACGCGACGTACATAGTTAGCAATGAGACATATTTTTTAGCGATTTGCTATAAGATTGATACAGGAAGCGCTGCCTTATCTGAATGGACATCCAACATATTGGACAAAGACATACTGTATAAGCGCAATACAAACGAAGTTTTAAACGCTGAATTCACGCCACTATCAATAATCAACAATACTTATTTAGGTGCGGCAGGAGGTGGCTTTTCGCTTGCCGGTTATCATATCTATGTGTACGAGGTGAAAGCAGGTGACCTTTATCGGATACGCGGAGCTGCTAAGGGTAACTCGTCAAGAATATACGCATTTTCAACATCCTCAACACCAGTGTCAAGCGCGGTTGTAGAGTTGGGTGATGCAACAGTAAATATTGCGGGTGGTAAGTTTATTGATAAGCTTATAAAAGTGCCCGTAGGAGCGCTTTACCTGCATGTGACGCGCGATACGCTTAACACTACCGATTTAAGTACGGTTTATAAGTTATCGCCGATGAACACTGCCATTGCAACAAACACTTTTGCAATAGGCAAGGGCAATGCGTCATATGAAGCCATGACTGCGCTAAACAATAAATTAGCGCAACAATATCCGCAGCAATGGATAAACGTAAACGCAGGTATTAATAACCGTTACGATTTTGGAAACATGAAAGTGTCCGCACCTTTCACGGTTCCTGCTCTTTACGGCAGCGTGGATATTTCTGTAACTAATGTTTCACTCATTACGGTTGGAATACTCATTTGCGTTGGAACGAAAACAAATTTCGACGTTTACAGGGTTAGCGCAATCAATGGCCTGGTTGTAACATGTGCCTTAGTGCAAAATAACACTGGCAACATAGGCGTGACGTTACAGGTGAGCGCATCCTGGGTTAATTCAGGACTAACATCCTCGGACACTTTAAGCGTCTATACCTATGTGGATATATTGGCCTACTTAAGTAATGAGATACCGACTTCGGCCACTTTTGATAACCTGCATCCTACTACGGCAGTCTATAACATAATAGGTGATATTATTGCCTCGCGCATAAACGTAATGTTTGGAAAGCCACCACGCATCATATTTAATGGCGATAGCTTTACCGCCGGTACAAATGCGGTGTATCCGACAAGGATAAGCCAAACCTTAGGCTCGACGCGTGTAAATTTAGCAATAGGAGGCGCCCGTATAGAGCATATATTGGACAGGTTTTTAACTTATATGGCTACTTATACACCGGTTGCAGGGGACTTGTTTTTGTTCTATATGGGCACAAATAACCTGATCGCGCTTGATAACGAAGTTGCCGACCCTCAATTAATGTTGTATAATAACTCCTATAGTTCTGTCTTTTTAGACGCGTTGGAGCGTATAAGCGCTGCGTTGCCATTAGGCAACTGGATGGTGTGTAGCGGACATGGTTACACGTATAACTATAAGGAAAAAAGCAAGCTGTAACTCATAACGTAAATAATCTAAGCGACCAGGCCTTGTTTTATCTCGGCGCCTGAGTTCATAATCAAGATAGATAGCTTTTAAAATCGAAACAGTACCATAAAAATGATCCGTATAGTTAACAACGCCGGCCTGGTGCTGCAGCTAACGCCTGATGTATCCGTTACCATTGAGAAGATCAACCCGCTTTTTAATGACGCGGATAAGTTGCTCGCGGATGTCGGCTATTCATTCAAGGCGCCTTTTACAGAAAATAACCTGGTGTTCTTTAATCTGTCGCACCTGGTTGAAGCAAGTACAAGCAGTTATACTATGCCGGCGAAGTTATATGCTGATGAATTTTTAATGGTTACCGGCAACATCCGGTACCGTGTAGATACTGACGGTTTTGAGTGCAACCTCGAGCCTAATGTAACGGCGCTTTCTACACTTATTAAAACAACCAGGCTTACAGAGATCCGCGGCGATGACGGTGATTACAACATTAATACCGAGGATGCAATGGAGGCGCTCATGCTTGACACGGTTGAGCATCCTGAAAGTTATAATTATTTCTACCTGCCGATATGGAATTCGGTCTTTGGTGGCGTTGAAGAAACCCCAACGTTTTCCTATCCTTCTATAAATTATTGGAACTATGCGACGCACAAATTTGTAGCAAGACGTCCGGATTATATTAGTAACCCCTACGCCTGGAATTACGCGCAAAGTCCTTTCTTTAAGTTGAAGTATATAGTAAAGAAAGTTGCCGAATTTTTGGGGCTACAGGTTGCCGGTGAATTCTTTACTGATCCGGATATCGACAGAATATGCATTTACACCAGGCGTTCTGATACAGAGCCGGTGCGATTTCCGTGGCCGGCCTATATGCCGAACATGCTGATTTCCGAATTTTTTAAGCAAATCAGGGAACGGTTGCATCTGGCACTTGACTTTAATTTAAGTACAAACACACTTACAGTAGAAACTTTCAAAAGCATCTACAACCGGAAGGACGGCATTGATCTGACACCTTACATTCTTAAAGGTATAGAACAAGAAATACCTGAAGAGCGGGGATACACGGTATGGCTTAAACCTGATGAGCAGGATGATGCCATGCTGATGGAAACTGAATTTGGTAGCCAGCGTCCGCCAAATGAAAAGTTGATAATAGGCGATGGAAAAACGGAAGTGGAACTTGAATGCACCACGACCAATATGTTCGAGAACTTCTATGGTGATGTTGCGTTGCGGCAGCCCTTTGTTAAGCAAGGCACGTTGAATTGGTTTTTGTTTGCTTACGGCATACCAAATGCAAATATGAACCTTCCCGAAAACGAACGGGTAGATTATGCGAACGGCATACACTATGAAGATGTAAATGATCCGACTTCGATAAACACTTGGCCGCTGCGATTATTAAAATATGAGGGTTTCAAGCCGATCGGAGATACCGGCTATGACCTGCCGAGCGTAACTAATATGCCGCTTGATAAGGATGACGAAATGTACTACCGGTTCATGAACGATGCAAAACCGTTAAGAATACCGGCAGCAATACCGCCAAGTATTTTGGCATCGTATAAAACAACTGATAAGTATTACTTCCGCACAGACGGACTTAATACTATAGAGTTGATCCAGCAAAAATTTCAACTGTCGTATAATAATTCGACAGACAGGGTATTGACAAAGATCTACGCCAAGGCAATTGGTTTTGATTATAAAACAAACGTAACTGTAGCTGAAGTAGCGGACGCAAACGATGTTTTAAACACCGATGAAAATAACCTGGTGCCAAAGGGGATGTATATCAAAGCATATTTTGATCCAGACCTGCACGGCATTACCGATGTGAAGGTTGGCGCGGTAACAACCTATTCAGATACGACGCGGCCGGTTTACAATGAAGACACCATCAAGATATCGACTACTCCCAAAGGAACCGGCGGCAGCGCTATCATTATAAAGGCGATATCCGGCTTGCCTTTGCAACAGCACGAGTTGGCCGACCTGAAGATAAAAGTGTATAGTGGCAAGCCGCGCATCCTGGAAACTAACGAAGGGATCCGCTATAATTTCCAGCAGGAGAATGATTACCACTACGTGATCCTTCCGCGCAATTCAAGGCTTACCAGGTACTACAACTATTACATGATTTATTATTAACCATGGCTAACAATACCGATGCACCTTTCCGGATCGATCTCAACACCGAGCAGTTTGCGAAAGAATGGGCTCAGGTTGCCTGGGACAAATTACTGCAGGCCCTGGATAAATATGACATTGGTGAGCTTGATGGCCCCCTATGGAAGAGCATACAAACACAGGTTATCGCAAATAACGGCGATGCGCAAAAGGTAATTACAAAAATGCTGCAGTATGGTCGGTTCCGCGACATGCGCGTCGGTCGCGGTGTTAACCTTGGCCAGTACCGTAGCAGGGATAACAAGCGGAAAAAGGCGCCGTGGTTCTCAAAAACATATTATTCGCAGGTCAAACGGTTCATCGAACTGTATGCCCTTCATTTTAACAAAGTCGTCATGCCTCAAATTACTGAAGGGTTATCAGGCGATATATCAATGGAATTATAATGGCTGGATTAGATCAACAAAGTGTAATAAACCTCGTCATAAATGGTCAGCGTGCACGTGCAAGTGCCGACGAGATAGCTGTTGCCTTAAACGGCGTTCGAGCCGCCAGGCGAAGGCTACGTGAGGAAGAAGATCCTGCGCGATATAGAGAGCTGACTAACCAGCAGCGGGCCCTCACAAATGCCGCACGTGAATACCGGCTTGAAGTGGATCGTAATGCCAATGAGCAGAAAAGCTTTTTCGCTGATTTTCGAAGAGGCTTTATGGAAATAAATGGACTCGCGGGAAATGTAGCTTTAGGTACGCTAATGGCCAATGGTATCATGGCAGGAGTTGGTGCGTTAAAGTCACTTATAAGTTCAGTGATCCAAACTTACACTGTATTTGAAAAATTTGATGCAGTGCTAACCAACGCATTAGGTGATGCCGGCAGCAGTCGCCGTGCATTAAATAACTTGCAAAAATTTGCCGCTGAAACCCCGTTCAGCCTGGAAGAGCTAACAAGCGCCTATGTCAAGTTTGTGAACCGTGGTATTATTCCATCTATGGATGAAATGCGGGAAATGGGAGATCTGGCAGCCTCACAAGGAAAAACATTTGATCAACTTGCGGAAGCTATTCTTGACGCAACCACCGGTGAATTTGAACGCATGAAAGAATTCGGTATCCGTGCTCAAAAGGATGGCGATACAGTTAAACTATCATTTAAGGGAATCACGTTAGAAGTACAAAACAGCGAAGAAGCGATTAAAAACGCCATACTCACTTTTGGTAAGATGGATGGTGTCGCCGGCGGCATGGAAAAAATGTCAAAAACGGTAGGTGGAGGTATCGCCAATATAAGCGACAATTGGGACCGACTGTTGAGTACGTTAGGTTCACGAACCGGCGGCTGGCTTCAATCTGCTGTCAGCGCGTTAAATGATCACCTTAACATGCTTGTGGATGCTGTAAAAAGTGCTGATCAACGCATGAAAGAGGACGCGGATAATTATGCGGAAACTGCACTCAAAAGTTTTAACAAGCATAATCAACAGGAGCAGCTTGCAATATATGAAGGTACAAGGCTAAGGATCAATGATATCGAACAGCAACTGGCCAGGCTTGATGCTCGCTACAAGGTGATACGTTTGCAACGCGGAACTGGCGAAGAGCGGGAGTATATTGAAAATGAACAGCACGACCTTGAATTAACATTGCATCGTGAGCAGGCTTTTGTTGAGGCTGTTGACGCTGATCGTAAACAGAAAGCGGCTGCTGAGGTACGCAAACGGGAGCAGGAGCGGCTTAAAGAAGAGGCAGACAGGAAAGAGGCAGCAAAAAAATATCAGCAATCACTTGGTCAGTATGAATCGGAATTAGAATCGATCCGCAGTTCTTACACAGCGCTGGCAGCTGTCGCGCAAAAAGGCACGATTGATGAACTGGACGCTCAGCTTGCAGTGATTGATGACAAGTACAAAAAATTGCTTGAAAAACTTCAAAAGCTTGCCAAAGATCCGCATGCCAGCGCGTCTGACAAGAAAGAGATCGGTAGCATGATCAAAAATCTCCCTGGCTTAAAAAAACAGGAGAAGATACAGGCAGAGGAAAAGAACAATCAGCAGCAAGATAAAGAAGACAGTAACGCAATTGCCAGTGCTTACCGCGAAGGCGAAGCCAACATAAACAACTACTATGATGATGCCGGCAACAAACTGAACGATGACCAGGCAGCAGCATTACAGCTTGCGTCTACTGAAGAGCAGCGCATTCAAATAAAGCAGGAGTTTCAGGCAAAAGAACTGGATCTACAATTGATGCACTACCAGGCATTGTTGACATACCAGGAACAATTTGGCGGTTCTACTGCGGAGATTGAAGCTAAAATATCAAAGCAAAAGCTTGCGATAGCCGAAAACGATATTAAGAATAAGCAGGATTCAGTAAATAAACAAAATGCCCTTGAAGAAAAGCGCCTGGAGTATGCTACTCAAATAACCAACGGACTGGCAAGCTTGATCGAAGTTACTATGGGTAATAGTAAGCTGGGTATTATGTTTCAACGTACGCTTACTATAGCTCAAATGGCTATTGATACAGCAACTGCTATTTCTGCTGTTACAGCAAATAATGCAAAAACGTCATTAACGCCAATTGATTATGCTATCAGGGTAGCGGCGGCAATTGTCACGGTGATGGCAAACATGGCCAGGGCACAGGCAGCTATTAAAAGCGCCGACAATGTACCGGAGCCGAAGGCAACTAAAAAAGCGCGTAAAGGCGCATTCATACAAACCGGTCCGACGCATGAGCAGGGTGGAATATCTGTTTATGACAACAAAGCCGGCAAGGAGTTGCTGGAAATGGAACGAGATGAATATATCGCTGTTTACAGCGGCGCAGCGTATCGTAATAATAAAGAGCTGATTGATAAGTTAATGTTCAACTCCATGTATAACAACGGCGCCAGCGTCAATGTATCAAGCGTATCCCGTGCTATCACCATGGCCCGGCAAGGTGCGTTTATCCAGGCGCCAGGATATTCGAGCAATTCAACTAATCCGACAACGGCACCAATGAGTTTTGTAAATGATAACAGCGAGCTCATTGCGGCGGTTAATGCTCTTAATAACAACTTTGAAAAGTTTGCGCGTAAGCCGTGGGCTTTCCCGGTGCTTGACCTGGAAGAGGAGCAAAAGAAAATTGAGAAAATCAGGCAGCAGGCAACAATGTGATGATTTTGTATATTTGATTGATCAAACCTTCACATGAAGAAATACTTATTACTACTTCTAACAACAGTTTTCCTAATCTCCTGCAAAAAGTCGTCGTGCTATAAATGCCGGTTCAGAACCTTCACCCATGCCAGCAATGACACAACTATTATCAGGTCGTTTTCCGAGAAAGCTTTGTGCAATATGTCTGTTAAGGAAATTAACCAGCTGCTCGACGCCGGCAACTATAGCGAGGTTATTCAACAGGACACGATCACCATTACTAAAAACTATTATACCGAGTGTGATCAGTAATAATAGCTGCAGTATCGCATAAAACTTCGATGCTGGCCATGGTGGCTTGTTTTTGCCGCGTATTCTATTTACGTTAGCTAAAACTTAAACTTTGCCAATGATTCTAAAACCGAAAATTTTTGTTTGCGCATTATTAATAACTGCAAGCCAGTTTATCAGCTGCAAAAAGTTAAAATATTGCTGGACGTGCCATCATTCTATACGTGTCACTGCTGAAAAGCAAACCAGTACATCGGAAAGCTCAATTCAATTTTGCGATAAAACTAAAGACGATATAGAAGAATACAGAAAAAACAATGCTAAAACCAAGGTAGACTGGATAAATGGAGTTAAAGTCACTACTACAACCTTCATTGAGTGCCATAAGGATCGTTCATCCGATTAATTAATTTGTTTTTTTCAACTATGTTTTGCACGTTTGTAGTGCGAACACAGTTGAGGTGTAACTCAACAAAAATATTTCTTGATAAACCCAGGCATACCGGTGAAAGTCCGGCGACCCTTCCGTTAACTCGGCTGTGTTCGCGGTGACCTGGGCATTATCGCTAATTTTTCTAAAATGCGAACACAGAAAAATCAAACTCCACTGGCCCGTACCGAGGCCTGGGATCAACTGCAAGATCAATTACAGCACCTTATTACCGCCGATGACAAGCTTGCCGGTATGAGCGAATCACTTCTATCGTTATTAATGCATAATTCCGATTACCTGGCTGCGGAGCAAACACATAGTCTACTCGAGCTGCTCCACTTTATAAGTGTAGGTTTAATCGTTCAGGGGCAAATGCGGAAGGAGGTGCACGATGCCATCCACTGAAGGACAAATTAAATATTGGAAGCGGCGCGCTAAACAAGCGGAGGCCACCCTAAAAAATGAAGCCCACATTAATAGTTTTATGATAAGGTGGTTAAAGCGTGTACATCCGGAAGTGCATAAACAAATGCACGAGTACTATACGGCCCAGACAGAGGTACGACGTTTAACGTACTTTACCGCAGTCAAAAAGCGACTATCCGAACAATAATTTACAGCTCCGGCACATCACCGGGGCTTTCTTTTTACGAAGAGATCATTGAACCCTTCTTGTATCTTGTTTACCGACGCCGTTTTGTACTCGTCGTCTAAGTGTGCGTACCTGGTTGTTGTATCAAGCTTACTGTGCCCCATTATTTCCTGTAAAGCTTTCAGGTTGCCCATTGTAGTCATAAACAGATAACCATAAGTATGCCGGCCAACATGGCTTGTTAGCCGTTTTTTAATACCAGCTTTGCGAGCGATCGCTTTAAGTTTTTCATTGTACTCCGCTTCGTTAGGCAATTCAAAATATTTATCCAGTGTATTGCTTACAAAATTCATCGCCATAGGCATAATGGGTACGTGTACCCACTTGCCTTTCTTTTCATTTTTTTTGGGTATAAAATCAAGGTACCCGTCAGAAAGTTGCCATTTTGCATTTACGCGGTAAACGTCAGATATCCTTAACGACGTGAAGCATTGAAATAAAAAAGCGCGCAGCACCGTCAGTTCGGTGTCGAGCAAATTGCCTGACCGAAGCAAGATAATAAGCAATCGAACCTCGTCTTTTGTGAGAAAGGTAGTATTCCAGGTTGGTAGCGGATTGGGAAAGCCAGCAACGGCTTCGTCTACGTGCAGCATCGGTTCAAGCCGGGAAAATTGCAAATAAGCTTTCAATGATTTTATGATACTCCATACACCCCCGGGGCTGTAGCCCTCAGCTACCAGGTGCGTTTTAAAGCGCTTCATCCACTTAACGTCGAGCTGATCAAACGGCCAGCACTTATCAAAGGCTTCCATTGCTGCCACTGCGGAGTTGTGATTAAGATAGCTACGCTTTCCAATCTCTTTGCGTTTGTAGCGTATAACTATCTCATTGCGCATCCACGATACCAAGTTTGCTTTTTTATCACCGGTGGTCACTTCCCGTGTAAAAGTTACCAGGTCAATGGGGGCTTGCTTCATTCGGTACCTAATCACAACCTCGTTATACTTGCCCATCGTATCCAGGATGATCATATTAAGATCGTTCACTTCCTGATCACCGCGTTTTTTAGGCAATAGCGTACCTGCTGCAAGATCAATTCGATCTGCAGGCCATTTGAGTTTTAAAGGAAATTCTTTATGGCGGCTGTTTAAAATTACCTGTAGGTACAGCGATGCCAAGCCATTAGCTGCGATACGTTTTTTGTTGTACCACAGTTTGACACTGAAGTTGTACAT